TTGTTATTTGTTTCTAATTGTAATTCTAAATCTGTGATTACTGCATCAACTTTTATTTTGTCCATTCGGACATATTACTTCTTTTTGTTTCTGTTTAAAACCTTATCTGTCATTTTAGTTGAGAATGTTGCTGTGAAGACGATAATTACGAGATACCATACTGAATCTGGGAGATCGTTTATGATTCTTACCCATTCTTCAAAGTTATCTCTAGTGCTTTCAAACCAGCCTGTACTTAACATTGATATAAGCCATACCATTAATATTTCGTCTTTCCAACTTTTATCTTGGCTTTTAATTCTTGTTATATCAACATCTTTAGCAGCTTCTATTTCTGCTGCTCTAATTGTTTTAACTTTTTCTGCTTTGTGTTTAAAATGGTCAGTTACTTTACCAACTGCTAATTTTGTAAGTGGGTTATTTAATAAACCTAAAATCATAAACTATTACTTGTTAAATAAATTAATGTTGTCCAGTATAACATAAGAATTGAATAAATTAAATAAGTGAAGTTCATAGATGCTTCATATTCCTTATTTTTTATTTTGCAATAATTCTTTCTGTAATTCGCAATAGTGGATAATCTTATCCAAATCTTCGACTCCATTTTTTTTATCGAATCTGCAAATATATTTAATTATACAACCCTGAATAAATGATAGGTTATTCTTTGAAATAAACTCGATTGGTTGGATTTTAAAGTTAGTGTAGTGGCTACCCCCTATTTGCTTCTCAGTAGCTTTCTCTGTGGCTCTCTGTGGCTTTAAACTAGACAATTTTACCTATCCACTCCCCTTTATTGTTTAAAACCATAGGGTATAACATAGGTTGTCCATTTATTATAGCACCAGTACCTATTACGAATCTTAATCGAAAATTTTTTGAGTAGCCAAAGGCAAGTGAACTTTGTTTCGTCAAGCAACCACATTGTAAAGACCAAACAAGATTATCAGGATTGCTAAAATATTGGATATTGAACTTACTGTGAAAATGGAACTGGCAAACATTTTTACCATACTGCATCGCTAATTTAAGACCATCTGCTGACATGCCATGTGTAAAGTAACACTCTGATCCATTACTTAATTTTAAGTTTAAATCTTCTACCCACTTCCAACCACTATCTACTTCTAAAAACTCATTGTATGATCTTAAATAGGCTCTTGGCATACCATGTTTTAATGCTTTTCTATAAATTAATGATGAATGATTTGAATGTAGTATTGTCATTTTAGGAAATATCTTTTTTAATTCCCATATATATTTTTTAGATTGTCTTAACTCATCTCCAGCACTAGGTAAATCTGGGTCGCTATCATGAAATGATAATGCGTGTTTATCAAGTTCATCTCCACCACATAAAATATAATCTGGTTTTATTTTTTTTTGTAGTGCTTTTAAAAAATCAAATGCTTGTGGGTGGTGGTAGGGAATATGTAAGTCAGATATACAAAGGATTGATTTATAACTCATACAAGTTATTGTTGTATAACTATTTAGAGAAAATGTAAAGTATTTGGGTCAAGAACACGATTGCTACTGTACCGACTCCATAAATTAACCAAGATGTAAGTTTATCAAATTTAGAATCAATCTTATCTATATCTTCGTGCATATGTTTTAGATGATTTGTTTTTATAATTTTTATTTCTCTAGTTAAGCCTTTGATATGACCATACAAGGCAACAATGTGTTCTCCAGTAGTTCTAGGATTTTTACTCATTTCTTTCTCTTTTTTCTTAAATCTGTATCGTGTTTTCTTGATCCACGCAGAAATGAATTTACTCTACCCATAGACCAAGAAGCCATAGATGTTTTTGGTCTTGACCCAGAAGAAAGAAAAGCACCTTGTCCTCTACGATATACTTTTTTTAATGTGCCTAATGTAATATTTTTTCTGTTTTTTGCTTTATTTCTTAAAATAGTAACAACTCTAGCAGATAAAGGTTTTCTTCTAACAGCCATTATTTGTACCTCGCAGCAAACATTGATCTTGGTATTCTTTGACCTTTTTTATATGCTTCTGACATAGCCTTGATAAGACTTGCTCTAGCTGATCTTTTACCACCTTTAAGACCTGATAAATACTTTTTAGGAATTTTTGTTTTTTTATCTTTTGAAACTCTACGTCTTTTCATTTTCCTACACTCCTCATAGCTTTAGTATGTGCAGAAGAAAAAGTAGCACCTTTTTTCATGGCTCTTGCCATTGATCGCATATGTTTAAGTGAGTGATGTCTTGCATGTGCTTTCATAGTCTTTTGTTGTCTTGGTTTAAGACCTTTAATGATTCCTGTGATTGATGCTACTTTAACCATTTACTTCTTTCTATTCTTTTTTTTTTTCTTTTTTTTCTTCTTAGGTTTCATACTGTATCCATAAGCCATATTATTTTCTCGCTTTCTTTTTTTTCTTTTGTTTTTTCATAATAGCTTTTTGTAAAGCCATTGGTAATTTCTTTTGTTTTTTAGTAAGCATATCTTCTCCTAGTTTTGCATTTTACCACCAGACCATTTAGCTTCTGGTAAATTGTTTTTATATTCTCCACCTGAATATGTCAAAACTTGTTTTCTATTAGAATCTTCTTTATAAGAACAATGAATCCAACCACTATTAGGCTCTCCCTCTTTCCAAAATTCTAAAATAAGTTGGTCAAAATTACAATTATTTTGAATCCATAAAGCTACTTGTAAGTTAGAAACTCCAGCAATCTCAAAGTCTGCTGCTTCTCCTAAACAATGTTGTGATGTTGCTTTACTACCAATAGCTTCTGATAATTCAGGGCTTCTATATCCTGATGTGATAGTAACAGGCTTATCAAACTTTGCTCTTACAGGCTCTAGCACTTCATAACAAAGATCGCCTAAATTTTTAATCTCTCCACTACCAGCTTTATTAGTTATTCCTTTTCTAGTAGCAGTTTGGCTTTTCTCAAATTCTTCTAATGTAAAATGTTTTGATAATTGCATAATACTTTAATTATATAATTTTTTAAAGTTATGTGGAAGTCCTAAATGTAATCTACCATCATATATATTCTTTTTTGAATTTGTTGTTTTTATATCATTATAATGTAAAAATACTTGACAACAAGAGTTACCATGAAATTTTTTTCTCCAATGTTCTAATTCACAACCTCTATAAACCAATATATCTCCAGCTTTTAAATCAACTTTAATACCTTTTTTACCTAAATCTCCTGATGGCTCTAAATATATTGACCAGTTATTACCTCCTAAATTCATTGTGCAAGATATTTCACAGCTAAATCTATCTTTATGTCTTTTTAATACATCTCCTTTTTTATATATTCTTGCATAAGTGTAAGATGGTTGTAATTTTAATTGTGTTACTTTTTCCATAACTGGCTGACATTTTAATAATAAAGTTTCCATAACAATATCGGAGTAATGAGAATAAGTATTTGGTATCATACCATCACTTGGCTCATACAAACCTAGCATACTTTCAAATGGAGAAATAAATTTTTCTTTTAAACAAGTATCATAAACTTGTTTTTTCATTAAAAAATAATTGTATATAAAATTTGCCATATCTTTAGAGATAACATTTTTAACTATTGCATATTTTTTTTTTTTAAACATCTTTTGCCATTTCTCTTGGAACAGCTTGTATATTCCAATGTATAAATCTAAAAGGATCTATACCAAAATCTAAAGCATATTCGTGTTCTAAGTAACCCGGAAATATAATTAATGTACCCGGTGTGGGTTTAAAATGTATAAGTTCTGATCCATTTGATATACTTTTGTAATCTTTCATTTTTAACTTAGTGGCTCTTGCACCTGATCTTGGCTCATGGAATATTGGAAAAGAGGTTTTATCACTACACTTTAAAAAATAGAATCCTGATACATGTTGATTCCAATGTACATGTGCTGAATGATGACCACCACCTTTTTTAGCAAACTCTTGCACCCACATTTCACTAAAGATAGTTGTGTATTGTTGCATATCATAACCTTGATGATCCAAATATTCCCAAGACTTTTGACCAACGTAATTTCTAAAATCTAAAAAATCATTGTCCATAGTAAGTGTTGTTGAATGATGTGATAACCCAAAATCTCCATGTTGTTTTATATGTTCTTTATTTTTGTTTCTTGCATCTTTAATATATTTATTAGATGCTTTGTTTAATGATTTAACAAACTCTGGTTTTTGTTCTGTCCAAATAGTAGTGTTAAAGTAATTACTTATAAACATTATTTAAAAGGCCTCCCTAAATGCCAAACAACAAGACTATATCTTGTTCCTGATGTTACTGGTTTAACTCTATGCCAGACAAAACTAGGAAATACAATAATAGATCCTTTTGGTAATATTTCTTTACATTGTATTTTGTGTTTTGATTCGTCTCTCATATGTGGATCATAATTTCTAAAATCAAATTCTAATTCTCCACCCTGATATTCTGAGCCATCTGTTAACTGACAAGTCATAGATAGTTTTCTAATCTTACCATGATTAGGTGTGTTTGGTTTGTCGTAAGCCTTATCCCAACTATCACAATGCCAATCGTAATATTGATTGTGTTTGTATTTCGTAAATTGACAAGTTTCTGATCTATCCCATTCAAAGTTCCAACCAGCATTTTTATTAGCCATATGAACGTATGGGTGTAATTCTTTATAGATCCAAGTATCATTTAACCAAACTAAATCAGAGTTTCTTTTTCTTTTAAGATCTTTAACTTCTTTTTTATCTAATTTTTTATTACCAAAACCAGCAGTTAAACCCATTGTTTCTTTTTGTTGATTAGCATAAGCAATTACATCATTACAAAATCTATGTGTAAGAGCAGATTTAAAATACCAATAATAATTAGATATATTCATAAGTTATTGTTTGCACAAAGTTTAATGAGCCTGTTTGATTATTAGCTAAATAATACATATTAGTAGAGGGAAACATTATAAACATATTATTTTTAAGTTCTAAATCCCAGCTTTTCCCTTTACGTCTGTTATCTTCATAATGTATTCTAACAAAACAATTTTTTACTTTAATACCATATAATAATGTAAAGTCTGGAGAGTTTTGTAAATCTACTGGATTTATGTTTAATAATGGAATCGTAGTCTCATCAGATTTATATATATTCCCCCATGTTTTTTTATTAACTAAATTAACATCATACTCAGCACCAATGTGATCTCTAATATAAGTATTTAACATATCCCAAGTTTTTGAAAAAGGAAATTCTGAATCTGTTAGTTGTGATTGTAAAATATCTGTTGTTAATTTATTTTGATCTATTTCAAAGCCTTTTGGCATATCAACGTTACCAAAATATAATGCTTGTTCTGTTAATATTTTTTTTTGCATATCTAATATCCTTTATGTTAAATTTTTATATTTACTTACAATATAGTTAGGAATTTTTATATTATAATTGATCTTATTAATTTTACCTTTTCTTATAATGTGTAAAGGTGCTTTTATAAATGAATCATCATAAGAAATATTATTTATAGAGAATTGATTTTTAATTTTGTAATCATGTGTAAATTTTGGTATTTTTAAAAAATTATATATTTTTTTAATTGTATCGTTTGGTTTTTTTACCAAGTTATTATAGTCAACAACTAGAACATTTTTCTTATTTTTTATAAATTTATAAGACATACAAGCTATATCAAAATATTCATTTTTTTTAGTTATAATTTCTATTTTTTCTTCAATCTCTGATTTATAGATAGTTGTAGGATCTATACTATTGTATGTTTTGTTAATGTAAAAATCAGGATATTTATTACATAAATTTAAAAATGATTTAATTACTTCTATAGGATCTCTCATTAAAAAAATGATTTTAATATCATTAGGACAATATTTTTCTAACATACTATAATTAAAAGGAGTTGACCATTCTGATCTTATTATGATGTTGCTTTGTTTCCAATTATTGAAAAAATTTTTAAATATATTTTTCTGTATCTCATTTAAGTTATCAGTTGTTTTAAAATTTTTATATGTAACATTGTAGTTTTTAATTCTTTCTAATTGTAAAAATATATCAGGTATAAAAGAATGACCAGTAGTTGCTATAGTAGGGTTTTGATTTAATATTGTAGATAATAAAGTATTTCCTGATCTTGGAAAACCTGATAAAAAATAATATTTTTTTTCCACGTTAGCAAATATATTTAAGCTAAATTATTTGTCAAATCCCAAGTTGTTTGTTCTTCATTCCACACATAATACCATCTGTGAGTTTGTTCAGTATTTTGTGATTGTTGTTCTGTAGTTAATTTAGGTGCATCACCTATAGGAGATTGCCAACTTGCAGTTGTCATATTTTTTACCCAAGAATCATAAGGTTTTTTAGGCCAAAAAATTTGTTCTTCTTCATTCCATGTATAACCTATACCAGCATAATTACCTCTAAAGGGTGTTCCACCTAAAGTATGTGTATTTTTAAATGTATTATATGAAGTTTGTATCCACATTTCAGCAGCCCAATTATTGTGTGTTTCTAAATATTGTTGCCCAACTGCTTCTTCTTCTACACCATCAGCATTTAACATATTTTTATTATCAAGTGTTAGAACTTGAATAACTTTTTTATCTGAATTTATTTTTGCAAAATGTGCCATAATTTACCTATTGAAATTTGTACCTTATTATTACTATACCAGATCCACCAACACCACCTGAGCCACCGGGAGATCCTCCTCCACCTCCTCCTCCTCCAGTATTTGCAGTTCCAGCATCTCCTGTACCACCACTTCCATGATTTTTACCATCTCCACCACCACCAGATCCTCCTGATCCACCAGCACCGGGTGGGCCGGAAGTGCCATTCCCAGCACCACCTCCACCTGATAATGTAACTGATGACCCTGAAATTGATGTTGCTACACCATTACCTCCAGCACCAGCTGGATTACTACTACCAGCACCACCAGCAGCACCAGCGCCTCCTCCACCTGATCCAGCATAAAATGTTGGTACTCTAGGTGCAGCACCAGCTGGATTACCTTGCGATGGACTTACTGGGGGTGTATTACCAACTCCTCCAGCAGTAGGAGAAGCATAAGCTACTCCACCACCAGATCCACCGGGTTGATTTGATCCAGCATTACAATAGAAACCTCCACCTCCTCCAGTAGAAGTTGTTGTTGAAAAAATAGAATTTGATCCTCTTGATGCTGGTGCGCCTGTTGCACCACCAGCACCTACTGTAATTGGGTAAGATTGTGCTGAAACTGTTATAGCAGTAGTACCATCTAATGGACTTGCAGTATAAGATGTAACTGGAGATTTATCTTCTCTAAAACCACCAGCACCACCACCACCAGCACCGGATCCTGATGCGTTTCCACCACCACCACCACCAGCTACTACTAGGTGTGCAACTACATTATTGTCTGCACAAGAAGAAATGCCTGAAACTGCAAAAGTTCCCGGACTTGTAAATGTGTGAATTTTGTCATCTCCTGATGTTGTTATTGTTCCACCAGTAGCAGTAATAAAACTAGCACCAGCACCTCCTCCAGCACCAAATCCTAAAACTTGGTAACCAAAAGATTTACCTCTTTTTGATTTTATATTTTTTGTGCTTTTACCAGAAATCAGTTTATCTTTTAAATTTCTCATTATGCGTCATTAGCTGCATCAGTAGTAAAAAATATTTTAATACCTAAGACTCTTGCATCAGCACTAAATGTATCTCCACCAGCATTTGCATCTCTAAATAATTGAAAATAAGTTAATTGGTCAACTGCTGGACTACCAGCAATAGTAACTGCACCACTTTCTGCTGTGACTTGTTGATCCTCAACTGTTCCTATACCAGCATCTGTAACATTTACTGCTGTTCCAAAAGCAGTATCAATAGTATCATTATCTCCACATGAAACACCTTGTAATCCAAAAATACAATTACCTGTATTTGTAGAAGCTGGTGTCCAATATACTTGATAAGTTACTGTTCCCTCATTCCATGATTTAGGAAATGCTACTGAAAATTGTGCAAATTCATCTGTACCAGCATCAAAATCTAATACTTTCATATCAGGTCTTGTTGCTGTAGTTTCTACTTGTTGTGCGTCTGCTGGATTAGTTGTAGCACCATACATAGCTGAGGCTGGTACCCACATAGTTTCTTTACCAGCTACTTTAACAGCACTTCCTCCTGATTGTACAACACCAGTTCCTTTTGGTGCTAAATTAATACCAATGTTAGTATCATCTCCTGTTGCAGATAAAATAGGATTGTTTCCTGTTGAATTATTTGTAATTGTAAATTCATTAACTGCACTTCCTGTTTCTACAAATTTTAAAAGTTCTAAAGTACCATTTCCAATAGCATTACCATTAACATCTAATTGACCACCTAATTGAGGAGAAGTATCATTTACTAAATCTGCTACAACTGTACTATCTAACCAATTAACTGTATTTGCTGAATGGTTTAAAGTTGCAAGAGATATATCTCCAGCACCATCATAATATTTAAGAGTAGGAGTAGATGCTGATGTTGTGTCTAGCCAAATTGTGCCAGTAACTGCTGAACTTGGTCTTGAAGTTCCTGAATTAGATGAATTAATAGCATCAAGAACACCATTTAAGTCTGTTCTAAAGGCTGGGAAAGATTGGTTCGCTATATCGTAATCGTGTTGTGCCATAATTGTTTTATACTCCTTTTAAAACCCTTTTGCAATAAAATCAAATGTTCTTGATACATTTGTTCCACTTGAATTTTTAAATAGAACATCAAATCCATTAACTGTTTTATTAGATACTGTAAAGAAATCTCCAGTTGCCATGTTCTCGCCTGTAATTCCAACTGCATAACTATCAGATTTAAGTGGGTTTGTAAATGTTACTGTTTTAGTAGATGTACCAGATACTATATCATTTCCACTAAATATTCTATCAGGCATATCTACTGTAACTGTTACTGCTGATACAACAGGAGTAGAAGCTAAATCAGTTGAAGTTAAAATAACTCTAAATTTTAAATATCTAGCAGTATAATTTCCTATTACAAAACCTTGAAAAGATGTGTATGTAGAATTATCATCACTTGTTGCTATTTCTAAATGAGCATCGCAATTAGCTGGTGTGTCTCCATCAAAGTTAGAAGCAGCAGAATCAAAATTACCACTTCTATTATCAAATAAATTATCTGGGTTGTCTGATGATTGTGTTAAACTAGCTGTAATTCTAACTGTGTGTTTTGCACCTATATCTATAACATTTGCAAATAAATAATTACCACTTGCAAAAAAGTCTGCGTTTGCAACACCAGAATCAAAAAATCTAGTTGTTTCTGCATCAAAATTTCCACTAGCTGCATCAAATAATTCTGATGAATCTAATTCAATAGCATTATCTGTAATAACTGTATTTGTTAAAGTTCCAGCAAATGTAGGGTGTTCAGATTGGGTAGCTACTGCATTGTGATTAACAACATCTGTTACATTAGAAATAATAGATGTTGCATTAGAACTTGCATTACCTAATTTATCAAAGGCTTTTATAAGATAAGTTCCAGCCCTAGCTGGTACAGATATTGAAGTACCGGGTCTTGATACTTTAGAAACTAAATTAACCGAGTTTTGCCAATCAGCAGTTCCATCTGTTTCTGTTGCATATCTAATTTGATAAAATGCTAAATCTAAATCAGATATTTGTGTCCAAGATAAATGTGCTTCTTGTCCTACAATATTACAAGAAAAATCTGTTACATCACTAGGTGGCTCAATAGCACCTACTATTGTTCTTTGTGCAGATACATAAGTTGATGATACTCCTAATGTATTAACTGCTTTTACTCTTACATCATAAGTAGATTGGTCTATTACATTTAAAACTCTATGGTTTAATCCTGACCCTTGTGCATAAATTATAAAATCTGAATCTGTACTTAATTTGTATTCTACTTGATAAAAATCAACAAAGCTATCAGGAGAAGCACCTATTGCAACATCTAAAGCTACAATTACAGTACCATCATTATACTCAATAAGTTGGTCAGATAATGTGACACTAGCTGGTGGTTGGATAGTAAATGGATTAGGTAAATTAGTAGATGGTGTAGAACTTACTTGTGCTTTACTTGCCCAAGTGTAATGACTAGCCTCATATTGAACAAGAGATAATCCTATTGTGTAATCTTCGTTAAATGTTAAACCCATAACTCTAAATGCTTTTGCAGAAAAACCTAATGAACTATGTGTAATATTAACTATATCTCCTATGGCCAGATCATAAGCATCAAAGCTAACATTAATACCAAGTGTTAATGCTTCTCTTGATCTTCTTAAAATAACTTCTGCCATTTCCTCTGCTTGATATGGCGAAGTCAATGTCTTAAATGTAAATCTACCCTCTAATAAAAATCCACCATCAGCAGTTTTCATATTTGCGTGTTGGTCTGCACTAGATAAACCACTATCATCTATTGGTGGGAATTGAACTTCATCTACTTGAAAGTTCCTAGCTGGATTTACAAAACCAACTATAACTCTATTGTATCTTTCATTCTTTGTTGGGATAGATAAATTATATCCACCTATAATATCATCTTCTGTTAATGTAATTGATGCACTTCCTGTTGTTTCAATAATTAATTTATATTTTCCATTTGTATATGGGAGATAGCCTCTACAACCTTTTAATATTTCTCTAACATTATCTATAATCTTTTGTGATGTATCTATTGCAGTATTTGTGTCAAAAATATTTATATCACTAGCACCTGAATATGGTGTTACTTGTGTTTCACAAACAACTGACGCATCATAAAAACTTGTTAAATCTATTTCAGAAATAGCAATACCTTTTCCATATCTTGTATTAGTCAAGTAATCTAATAAGCACCAAGCTGGATTTGTTTTAAAAGCTGCTGTTTGTGCTGCTAAACTAGAATTATAAAATACAACTTTTTTACCTTGTATCTTCGCTTGAACTTTAGGTATTCCAGTAAATGCGTCTTGATTCCATTTAAACCTTAATGCTAAATAACATAAACCAGATAATTTATGGTTGCTTCCCCAAGATGATAATGTTGATAATAAAGATGATGCTGATTGACCATCTGTTCCAAAGTGAGGCTCTACTCTAATTAGACTTTCTGAATTTTTATAAAAATTACCATCTCCACTTCCTACTTCTACTTCTGTTCCATCTGATAATGCACTTGCCCAAGTTACAGCTTTATCATCTACTCTTATTTCTTCTATATCGTTTATTTCTCCCTCTGACATAACGATTGCCATATATAAATAAGTATTATCTGTTCCTGATGTTTCCATAAAAACTCTAGTTCCACCAACAAGTCTTTCTCCATATATAACAGGAATATTTGCGTCATTAGATTGTTTGTTAAGTAATAAACCTCGTTCAAAATCATCAAATTCGTTTGTTCCAAAATCTTCTATTTCAGCAACTTTTGGTCTTAATATCCAAGCAAGAAATAAACTAACACCTAATGCGACTAATGGATTTACACCTAAAAATTTTAAAACAGGTGACAATGCTCGTCTTACAAATTTACCAATACCCATTATGCTCTACCCCATTTAATATCTTGTACTGTTTGAGATGCAAAATCCATACCCACATCTGTACTAAAAAATCTTTGTTGTGATGTGTTATTTGTTTTACGACCATTTTTCTTTTCAAAGTCTGCCCAATTTGAAACTATACTTAAATTAACTTGACTATTTTTATCTGTTTCTGCAATATCAAAACTTTCTATCTTTCCTCTATAAAGTAAAAAAGGGTCAGCAATCAAACTATTAGAGTCATTTAAAAATCCTCTAAAAATATCTACACCATCATTAACTACATTTTCATTTAATACTGTTGAGATAAATGTTTGATCTGCACCAGATAAATTAAGACTTACACTTGATTTAGTAACATCTGTTTCTTCTGTGTGATTAGATATACCTAATATAAAATCACTAGCTGCATATGTAACTGATGAGCCTGATACTGATGATGTTAATGGAAATGAACAATCTGTGATATTAACAGGAGTACCAAAGCTAATAGTGATAAGATGTACTGGTCGAATATCATTTGTTGCTAATTCGTTCTTTACTGCTGTTGTCAGACTTCTCGTCATATTCCTCGTAATTTGTTTGTGTTACACTTTCTGATCCTTTTAACATAGTATATTCAAATTTGCTATTAGGTTTCTTATACTCTTTTAGATCATTAATATTACTATCAATTTCATCTTCATTAACAATTATTTCGGCAATAAAATCGGCAGTTATTTTGTGAGTTATTTTATATTTTTTCACTATAAAGATTCTTCTACATCAAATTCAAATTGATATAATAATGCACCATCTTTAGCTGTACCTATTGCACCAAATTCTTGGACATCATTTGTTAAATGTACTGTAAAAGGAACATTGTCATAAGTAACAACTGAATCATCTGCAAGTGCTGTCAGTAAAGGTGGCTCTATTGTAACTGTTGAAGCATTACTAGATGCTTGAACATCTGCAACTACCATATAAACTTTATTGTGTGAAGCAAACTTAATAAAATCTCCAGCTTTAAATGCGTGTGGATTATCATTATGATGATTGTCCATAGCAATCGTTGTATCTCCAACTGCGTGAACACCATTAACTAAAACTGTGTTTGTTTCATTACCTCTTGCATCTTCTATTTCTGGTGGAATTATTGTAAAGTTTTCTTTACCTGATCTTTGTTTAATTATAAATGCCATTAGCTGTCCATAAACATCTGATCTAGTGCCTGTAATTATTCTAACTGTAAATGCGAATCTTTGATTATCTATTTGTCTTGCAAGTTTTTTACCAGAAACAGATTTAGATATAATTGTGTTTTGGATAGACTTAATACCCATTGTTTCAAACTTTGCAGATGATATTGGAAAAGCACCAGACATTATATTAGATTTCTACTCCCTCTTTCATTAACTGCGTTATTAATTATTTGTGTAATAGTTCCTCTGTTTCTTACTAATAGATCGTCAAAACCAGAAGCATCTACTGTATTAATATTAAAATTAACTGTTGTACTTCCACCACCAGTTCCTCTAGCAGCTTGTGTTATTTGTCCTGTGCTATTTGGTACAAACATTTCAGCACCTCTTTCTCCAACTACAACTGGTTGTCCTTTTGATACTGCACCACCTTTAGCAAATCCAAATACTGATTTTGCCATACTAAATAAAGAGCCACCACTACTACTACCACTTAAAGCAGCTTGTTTTTGTTTTTCTTTTGTAATTAATTTTTCAATAGCAAGTTCTACACCTTTTCTTGCAACAATTTCTATTAAAGCACTTAAAACATTTACTAATAATGATCTTGCCATATTTTTAAATGTATCTGATAATTTTTCTCCAAATACAAATGCTCTTGCTAGTCCTTGTGACATTTTTGTAATTCCACTATTAATACCCTCTGCAATAGTCATTCTTATATTTCTCATTTTATCCTCTAATGTTTTTAAACTGGTGCTATTTAATTCTCTAAATTTAGATATAGCTTTTTCTGTTGCAGTTGGTATTTTAACAGATAATTCGTGTTCAAAGTCATGTATAATTTGTAAAGCTGATTCTAAAGGATCTACAAAACCATCATTGGCATCTGCACCTGATAGTATATCTGATAATTTTTGTATTTCTTCTGTTGTTTCTTTTGTTGCACCAGTAAATGCTTTAATTCTTTCAATAAGATTGTTTATAACTATACCAGTTCCAACAAGTATTTTAAGAGTGCTACCAAACGCAACTAATAATATACCTAAAACATCTGTCAATTCTCTAAAGTTATCTGCTAACATTTTAATTCCTTTTGCAGCAGTAACAGTTGCTTGTGCTAAATTAGTTCCTATTTCTATGGCTATCTTTTCTAATTGCTCTGCATTTTTTTCTAAAAATTTATCTAAATCTCCAAATTGATTTTTTAACTCTGTAAAAAACCCAGCATCTAATAAAGTCTTTTTAAATGCAAAAACTTTATCTCCAAGCATTGACATTGTTCCCTCAAATGTTCTTGCTAATTCATCTGTTGCTTTACCAAATCTACCACTTCTACCAAAAACATTTTCAAATGCTTGTACTGTTGCTTCAATAGAAACTGTTGCACCAGCTTGAAAACCAAGCATATTTCTTACACCTTTTTCTCTAAATAAATCTGCTGCACCTATACCAGCACTAAATGATCTTTGTATTTGTTCTGCTGTTGTTCTAAAATCTAATCCTGTAACTGCTGCAACATTACCAGTTATCTCTAACATTTTTTGTAGATCATTAGCATTGTCTGTAACAGTTGCTAAAATACCAGATCCAGCTTGTATTTCTTCTAAAGAAAATGGAACTTTAGATGCAAACTTGACCATATTTTCAAATGCTTTTGCACCCTCGTTTGTATCTTTAAGTAAGAACTTTAATCTAACTTGTAAATTTTCTAATTCTCTTCCTGTATTAACTAAATTTCTAATAACTAAACCAGCACCTAAACCTACAAAAGCACTTTGTAAATTAAACACAGCACCTTTAACTTTAGATAAAGCACCTCTAACATTGTTTAATGCTTGTTTAGATTTATCTCGTGCTACTATATCTATGTTGAGTCTTTGTGCCATTATTTATATTTCCTTGCTTCTGCTAAAGATTGTTTTGTTTTATACTCATCTTGCTCTTTTTTCAAGTATGCTATCCAAAGATTATAATGGCTAACAGGCATATCAAGAACTTGTTGTATTGTGAGGTGTAATCTCTCTGCGATGACTAAAAGCGACCTGATGTCAGGGTCGCTATTTACTTTTTTTCGGCTTCCTCATAATTAGTATCTGCAAGTATCTGATTGGCAATAGTTGAGATAACATTAGAGTCTGCTTTTTTTCTTAAAGCAAGTTTATCAAATGGCTCAAATGCTTTAATCATTTCTCCTTTATCATTCTTAACTTGGAGTTTCATTATAAGTAAATCAACAAGAACAGTTAAGTCTTGAAAGTTACTAGACTTTTTAAAGATTATGTTTTTTTCTTCAAGTGTAAGTGGCTCAGAATAAAATATACTCGGTTTACCATGCTCGTCTTTCCACTCCTCAACTTCAATAGTGATAGTTTTAAGAGTTTCAAAATGAGTCTTTACTCTATCAATAACTGACATAAATTAGGATTATACAGTTCCTCTTGTTAGTGCGCCTGTTCCTTGAAATGTAACTGATCTTGTAGTTATTCCATCTAAAGTAACATTGACACTCATTCCTGTAACAATTCCTGATCCTGTAAAAGTTTCATCTCCTGATGAATTACCCTCTGGTGCTAATATAAAAGCTATAGTAGTTCCAGCAGTTAATGTTTGTTGTGGAGAATCAGTTTCATCATAACTCATTTCTAAAGTTCCTGAGAATGATGTTCTTCCAGCTACAAAAGATTTAGTTGCATCTGATAACTGAGTATCCTCTACAACATCAGAGGTAGTTTCAAGTGTATAACCAGTAAGTTCGCCTATACCAGTTCCACCAGCAGTAACTACTCCCTCTTTTCCGAAGTGTGTTGCCATTTTTTGTTTTCCTTTTTACTTGTTGATATATTTTGTTTTTCTTGCTTCCAACCTAAATCTAAAAAATTGTCAAGTTGAGTTTCGTTAATTACAACTTCATTCCCATCTTTATATAATTTAATGTCTTTAGCCATAAGTCCTTTTATTAGTTTTCTTCTTCTTCGTCAATATCTTCTTCATCAAATTCTTCATCGTCTATGTCTTCTTCCCAATCTTGACTATCTTCTTCTTGATTTTCTTTTAATTCTGCTAATAAATCTTTTACTTCTTCACATAACATAGACTCTTTATCGTGTAATTTTTCTATTTGATCTATTTTCTTTTCTATTCTGTTTATAATTTTAGTTGTCATATTATCTCCTATGGTGTTCCAGCTTGATACTCATACATACATCTAATAGTCATTCTTATTCCACCAACAGG